CTTTCGTGTAGTGACGGGCGGAGCCAATTCTGACTCCGATCTTACCCCGTCTAATGTCGCCACGCAGGAAGGATATCAACAACCCTCTCGGGTTATAGTATCGTTTCTTCATACCTCTCGGTGACGCAATGTCACCCTCGCCGATCGTTAGGAACGTAGCCTTAGGTTCATGCCTTCTATATAAAATAGATTGCACGTCCGGGTCACGCTTCTGATTCTCGACAAGTGAGAAAGGTACTTTGATACCTGCGTCGTCATTCTCAGCTAACGGAACCGGTAGGAAACGGGTCCGTTTGAGGATATAACCGACAGTCTTTTGCAGCGGAATACCTTGCTGCGCAGACCAAAGGTTAAGACGATTGATGGCAACACACCGCGAAGGCTGTGTCCTGAGGCTTTTGATGTATACGCCTCGAACCGGTGATCCTGAATAGAAATCACCACCGCAGCTTTCCCGGAACGGTCCTTCAAAGAAGGATTTCTCTGCATTCACGGTAAAACCTAGGAGGTCAAGAAGACGGACTACCCTTCGGTAGGCCTCTTTGGTGACAATAATATCGTCACCGTAGACACCAAAGTTTCCAAGGTGAACTCCTTGGGACCGTTTAAGCCCAATATTCATCTGGGCATAAACTGCAGAGACAACACAACTGAAGATCATCGTTTGTAGGGGAAAAGTGTAACCATTCCCCATACTCGATAACATCCACAGTTCCTGGTCGTTCCCGTTAGGGAGACGAGTCTGAGGTGATCGCAGGATATCTAACCACGCAAAGAAATCACGTGGGAATAGCTCCTGTACCATCTTTCGACTTACAGAGTCAGAAGCAGACTCGAGATCAATCGTCACGAATGATTCGGTCTTACTCCCTATCTGTGCCAGGTCGCGATTTACACTTTGCTGGTGAGACAAGTCGATCCCAAACACTTGTTTGAGACGCTGTCCCATCAGTTCCTTAACGCCCAACTGCAAAAACATGTTGAGCGAGGGTTCAGTGCAAATTGTTCTCGCGGTATTGACGTTCTTCGGCACGAAAGAAAGCTTGTTACCTGTAACTGTATCGCACTCACCATAGACCTGCGCCCTTAGGCTTTCTGCCATGGACCAGTTTATTGAGTTACGAATACCGCTTCGATAAATCGATAGAAGACCTCGAGAAGTGCACGTTAGGGTGGAACTAAACATCTTCGTAAAGAAGTCAGTTCCGTTAGCACCTAGCGACGCACCAGGACCAGTCTTACCGGCATCAACGATGCTTTGGGACGAGTCCAAGAGAGGTATGTCATTATGATAGTAGAAGTTGTAAACCTGCTGTTTAAACAGGCCTATCAACTCCTCATCTCCTGACGTATTAACCATCTCGAGAGACCAGTCCTTACACTTAAAGTTAGCGTGTAAGAACTTTACTTGAGCAGCCACCGCCTGTGCTTCTGTGACTGAGCCTTCTGAGTACTTCTTCAGGAGGCTTTTCGCCAGAGCCAGTGCGGCATACTGCTTTCGGGTCATATCAGGACTAAACTGAGCCTTACCAGCCGACAAGAAATCGTCGATGTTGGGGTCCAGATAGCTTGACAGGTCTTCCAACAAGCACTTATAAAGAGCAAAGCACGAGATACTCATAGCCTTTCCTTTAAGTTATGTACAACGAAGAGCCCTCTATTTGAGGAACTCTTGCAGATCTGGCATGTACGGTGCACAAAAGTCGAGTGTACCTTCTCGTAAGAGGAGATATCCGACATATATATACACCATACTATACCCGACCATGGCTAGCAGCACACCGGCGAATATTAGATATTTCCGGAGATGCATGCGTCACCAAAGTCGTCCGAATTGGCCCAAAGAAAGCCGATAAGGAAGGACTGCGCAGCGCGGACACTCTCGGGATCAGCGACGTCTGCCCCAGCCGGGATTGCGAAATTGCACTCCAGGAGGGACGGGACGGCGTTTTGACCCGACAAGGGAACGCATCCTTTACGGACACGTACCTTGAAAATGTTACGCGGCACGTTGGACACAACACCCGTTATTGGGTTCGGCGTTCCGACCAGACGAAAGTTGGCCGGGCGCTCCACCGTAAGGGTGAAAGGGTTTGAGACCGTTCCCACTTCTACTCCAGTTTGCGTGCCGCCAAGGGCGGTCACGGTCCACTGTTTGGAATGTGCGTTCGGGGCCGTGTCACTGACGATTGTATACGTCGGAGACGTTAGGCCAGTCTCAGCAGCGCCAGTTATTGGCGAAGAAGGCGAAATTGCCATTTGTTTATCCTTAGGGATTGCAAGAGGTTAAAATAGTTTCGAAATGAAACTACCAATTTTGCTCTGTAAATCTCGTGACTTTCCAAATAAAGCGGTCAAATTCAACCACCTTAGGCCCGAACCTGGCGTGGAAAACGTCAGATCAGGGACAAGCGACCCAGTATATGGGGCTCTCTGGACAGTTCGTACATCTACATTGCCATGTTTCAGCCTCAGCAGATAATAACTCGTATACGCACTAGAACTTATGAACCCGTTAAAAGGAACATAAGTACCAATATAGGCCTTCTTGATAGACTTTACAGTCGTCTTGTTGGTCCACATCAGTCCGGTGCGTGCGAGAGAATATGCTGAGATTATGTTACCAATATTGGTAAAATAATCGATAAGGAAGGAATAGGGTAGCAATTCCCAAAGTGTCGGTAACCAATTCGTAGGGGCAAAACCCACACGTCTGGCATCCCAGGCACTATAGCTACCTGTATCCACCATACCTCGGTACACGACAACGACCTTACTAGTAGTCAAGGTCGCGCCGTTTATTTGAGGCCATGATGATCCGAGTTGAGTTGGTGTCTCAGAAATTCGAGACTCCTCAACGCCGAATCCTTGGACGGGACGTCGAAAGTCACGCTCTAACACTCCAGACTCGGCGGCGGCACGAATGCCGTCGTCGATGTCATTAAGGAGTGGGAGCCAACCAAACGACGCCTCGAGCCAAGTCTCGCTAGTTACTCTCAGTAGTTCGGCTTGTGCTCTGGCGCGTGAAGCGTCGGAGACGTACCTAGGCTTACGTTTATACCGCAGATAACGATTCTTTACGTTATCTAAATAACGGTGTAAGCCTCCTGAGAGCAGTTTTGCGGGATTCCTTATCATGCCCACGACACGCGCCATCTCACCTAAGCAGACCGCCCCGTTAAGGGTAGTCTGGAGTCGGCGGATATTACGGACGTATTGGGCAAGGGCTGAAGCGTTGGCCAGTGACTCGGAAAGCGATGTTACACTAGCATACGAAGAAGGAGTGGGGTAGTACTGCCCATCATTCTCACCGTATACGTAGTCTGTCGGTGAAGATCCCGTAATGCGGTTCGGATAAGCCTGTATGTAGAAATCTGTCGGTACGATCACAGTACGCTGCCCCACAAAGGGGGTACATGCGTTGTGACCCATACGAACTTGATCTCTCCACCTTGGGTTTTTCTCTCCGTTTACGGAATCGGTCCACGATGTCGTGGTCAAGGTCCCGGGCTGGGTATAAACAGTCCCATCACGGGTCTCGACCATTCTATCAATCTTTCTCTGCCGCTTTCGCGGGTAAGAGCGAGAATAGACCTCCGACATGTAACATGCCTCCTAGGCTCTGGTGCGGACGCAGCATGCGTACGCCACGGAACGCCGTGTAGAAGCTACACGGCG